GGCTCGTTGATCCGTGGAAAGTCAGCGGCAGCCCGGCCGCAATGTTGTATGCCAGGTCAAACATCCCCACCCGCAGGCAAAGGTAAGCGACAATGTACCACACCCATCCTCCCCTGTACTTCTGCACAAATGGTACTATGAGCAAGGCTAATATGCTCACAGCCTCCAGCGAGTGCCCGGCCATCTTTGCCCCGGTGTCCATGCATCCATCAGCCACGGCGGCCAGTAGTATTGAAACGGTGTATATGATTAGTATTCTCATAATTCCCTCCTGTCATGCGTTGCCCTTATAAGAGCGTAGATTGTTGATATAAGTAGTAGTTTTATCATAGCGGTAACCAAAGAGAAAGAACATTAGGCGGCTCCCATCCCGTTAAAGAGGTGTGAGATTGCCTACATTCATATTCTAATCCATCATAAGTAACAATATCACCTATCGTGTAAGCTACTCCTGCCGCCCATTCTTCCACAGTAGGTTCAACGGGGTCTGTTGTTCCACCATCTTCCTCATATACAGACCAACCTGCTGCGTATTCTGTTGGAGACCAACTATTATTGTCTATTAGGCTTATATAAAGAGTAGTGTCTAATTCAGGAAACCATACAATGTCGTCTTTCATATAGACATCGTGAGAACCTGTGGGGGCTACGAACACTGGATATTCATCCTCTTCTATTTTTGGTATTATATTAAACAGTGCAGGCGTTTGTTCAGGCGGATAATGCATCCTGTAATGACCCTGTATACACTGAGCAAGGTATTTGCCATAATTGTATACCCTGTCTTTTTCACACCACTCACCAATATCAGGCAGTGGTGGTACGTCTCCCAGTCTTGCTATCTCATAATTCAGCTCTGCCTCATCACTGCACAATGTCACCTCAACATCATCATTGGTGTATATTGTCGAAGGATGTCGGAGTATCATTGTTTCTTCGGCTGATATGATGGCTATGTTTAATGCTAAAACTTGTTTCATAATATTATTATTTAAGCTCCCAATGTGACAGTAGTGATTCCTTTGGCAATTTTCAAACTATCAACTGCATCTGTCACTGCCTGAGGTGGCGAAGCATAGTCCTGAAAATCATTAATAGTCACCGTTGCAGGTAATGACCCTGTTCTATTCTCCATCTGTGTGAGCAGCGTTATCATATCTGCTGAGGACATCTTGGCTACTCTGTAATTGGTCAAATAAAAATAAGTAATATTACCAGTATCGCCTATATCTAAACCCGTCCAGTTGATGCTGCTACCATTCAAATACAGATAAGTAAGGCCTGTAGGTAATGCACCATTATATGTCCAGTTGATGTTGTCGCGAATCAAATACAGATAAGTAAGGCCTGTAGGTAATGCACCATTATATGTCCAGTTGATGTTACTACTTCGTAAATACAGATTAGTAAGGCCTGTAGGTAATGCACCATTATATGTCCAGTTGATGCCATCACCATTCAAATACAGATAAGTAATACCTGTAGGTAATGCACCATTATATGTCCAGTTGATGCTGTCGCCATACAAATACAGATTAGTAAGGCCTGTAGGTAATGCACCATTATATGTCCAGTTGATGCTGTCGCCATACAAATACAGATAAGTAAGGCCTGTGGGTAGTACACCAGATAGCGTCATAGTACCTCGAATAATCAAGTCTGTTAACGAAGTAAGAGCAGACCACTTTGTCATATCACACGAATTGTCTATATCGTTATCAAGCTTAATATACGTTATATCCGTATCATCACCGCTAATCCAAAACTCATACTCCCCTGCACCTGAATATGAGCTTGTCTTTGTGATTTCAGTACCATCCTGACCAACCACATCTTCGCTTGTGCCATCGCCCCAATAAATCTTTATCGTGCTTGTTGAAGGCAGCTTGAATTTGAAGTCAAACTGAGTGGCTGTATAGTCAATGGTCAGGGCTATGTTGGCTGAACCCCAACCGCCAGCCCTTCTACGAAATGGTGATATTAATTGCCTGTGTAACATTAATAACGTTTTTTAATAAATATACCACAAACACAATCTGTTGCAGGCACTATCTTTGTAAACTTACCAGTGATTATACTACCTTTCGGATAGCCATCACCACCAGCATTAAGCCTGCGGGCCTCAACAGTTGCTCCATCTTCGTCGAGATCATCAAATGTAACACCATCAGTGTACATCTCGATAGCATAAACATATTGGCCTTTCTCAACTGCATAATCAGCACTAACATAAGTGGCTGAATCAGTTACCACATCATGCACACCAGGGAGTCCTGAACCGGCATTCATAAAATATTGCATGATGCCTTCTTTTAAATATAAATCACGAATCTTTTCTAACATAGCATTTTAATTTTGTTGATATTGTTTTCTTAATTTTTCAAGCTCTGTATCTATCTTATCAAAACCACTGTCAAAACTATATCCCAATGGCATCTCGTTCATTGTACTGTAAAGTATATCAGCTGCCTGATCATCATAACGGTCATAATTGGTTGCTGTACGTTTTTCATTGCGCGTGATCCAATCCATACCTTTAAGTGTTGCGCTCAGTTTCTCAAGATCATCCTGTAATTCCTGTATAGCCATAACATCGTAATCAATATAATACTGCTCACCAAAATAACGGCCCAGAAAATTATTAAGAGTATGGCGCAGATCATCCATATCAGGCAGTACGCTCATTGTCATCAATGCCTTGCGTGCCTCTTTTAAATTGTCAAGTGTTGAAGCATCACTACTGAATAGTGCCGGATGTAAATGGAACACATTACATAAAGCATCCATATATGATTGTGACGATTCAAGTACTCCCAGATCAACAGGTGACTTACCTATCTCGGTATATTCTATTGGTGGACGCTGGAAATATAAATTACCTTCTCCATCTTGTGCGCGCTGTGCAGCACGCTTGAACTTCTTACGCATCTTTTCAGCCTGCTCAGGTGTATATTCTATTTCTGTGTTTTCTGTTCCTGTAACAATACCTTTTATACCCTCGTTGTTAAAAGCAGAGTTCTGATGGTTGAGTGCTGAATTATCACTATTGATAATACGTGCAGCAGCGACAAGCGGGCTGAGGCCATACAGGTTGCGTCCCTGGTTATTCCATAAAGGATTAAAATATTTCCAGTGCATCACACGATCGCGGTCCAGTAATTTATTACCGTAAACATCTATTAGTGTATATCCCTTGATAGGATCAACGAATGAACCGGGCTTGATACGTACTTTATCAGCAGGCATCAGGAATAGCTGTATCACATCTTTGGCATTTGTTACGCCATAAAGATAACTATCACCGGTAGTATCGCGGTAAACAAAAAGACCCTCAATCATGCCCTGCCATGAATATTGCGGATTAGGCTCTTTTATAAGTTTATTTATCGGCGTGTTCTCAACTTCCTCAAGGGCTTGCTCTTTGAGCATTAAAGCCTTTTGTAAATTGAGTGCTTTATTTGTCATGCCTGAATATTCACGTAGCTTCTGCGCGTTCTTTACCCGGTAAACTAACCAGGGGATGCCTTTTGCGGCTGTTGCGCGCCTTGATATAACACTATATACCTTGCTGTTATAAGCATAAGCATATTCGATATAATCAGTCTTACTGACCATAGGATTGATGATAGGTGAAGTGTTTATCTGGCTGAACAGCATAGAGGCCAGTATCTGCCAATCCTCATTGGTTAATAGGAATGATTGCTCCTTATGATTAGCATGTGGCGTAAATATTCTTTTTAATATATTCATAATACCCAGCTTTCAACTTTCTTTTTACGGTAAATACTATAACGCAAAGCATCAATAGCATGATTAAATGCATCGATAGGCTTATTTGTTGATTCGCCATTCTTATCTGTTACCCATGCATAATTACGTAATTCCTTGATAAGATTAACACTACGCTTTGTTACCTTAATATTGTATGATTTCAGTTTATCAATACCGGCATTAACAGATCCTGGTCCTTTGATACATGGCTTACAGTTAAAGCCTGCAAGATGTATTTCCTCTATGCTTTTCGGTTCTGCACTGTCTGCGTATATCTCATGATCTATTCCTATTTGCCGCATAAGCTTAGCAATATCGTTATTTGTCATGCCTGTACGATAAAGCATCTCATCAACATATAGATCATCACCTGAGATTATTGTTTTTACCAGGGCTGTAGGATCATTTGAAAAGCCGAAATCAAGGCCATAGACAGGCTCACCATCAAGCATATTATCAATTTGCACCCAGTTACTGAATACTAGTCCTTCATAAATGCCATATTCACAATCTATATGAACGCGCTTAAAATTAAGGTCTTTGCTCGCCTGTTTTAATATCTTACTACGTTCATGTTCCGGTAAAAAGGGATTATCACTATATATGCTTTTTATGATTGTATATTTATCCTGATAATCGAGCCATTTCTCAAGCCAGAATATGCTGGTAGGATTAAAGTCACCGATAACATATTCACTACGGCGTGCCAATTCAGTCCATATCTCATATTTCAA